TAAGTTTTCTTTTTTTAGGATCTTCTTGTGCAGGAGCTTTTTCTTCTTGAGTATATCTTTCTTCAGTTTCAAATTCTTCTGGGTGTTGCATTTGATACATAGCCATAGATAACTGAGTATCCCATTGGAACTTTTTGAATTTAGCTTCTGCTATATCCATAAGAAGTTTTTCATACTTAACTTGTGATTCTAAGTAAGGAATAGCATCATCAAAATAAGCTTTCATTTCTTGCTTTCTTTCTGCTAATTGCTCTGGAGTTAATTGGTCTAACTCTTCTTGTTGGTTATTGTTTTCCATTTTTATACTTTTAAAGTTTACACAAATATACAATTTTTTGTTTAAACAAAATAAATTTAAAAGAAAAATCCAGATACATAAGTACCTGGATCTGAGAATATATGATAATTTATTCTACTTTTTCTTTTTAACTGAAGCTGTTTTTTTAGTCATCATAGGTTTTGATTTTATAGTAGTTTTCTGCATTTTAACAGAACCTCCCTTTTTCATACCTAATGCTTCTTTAGCTTCTTTTCCAAAAAGACCTTTTTTATTAGCTATAAGTGCAGCTGTTGCAAGACCCGCACCTATAATAGGACCCTTAACTTTATCAACACCTTCTTTAAAGTTGTGCCATACTTCGCGTCTTCTATTTTTTCTAGCAGCTTTAGATGATTTACACCCACCATCACCAGGTCCACATCCTTTAGATGATCCTCCTGTTGAGTAACTTTTCATAGATCTAATGATCTGATTTTTGTCATGTATCATGATTATCTGTTTTTAATTGTTAAGTTAAATAAAGTAAACATATAGAATTCTCTAGATATGTCTACTTCTATAGTTAAAATATCCAGTGAAGATATTCTCAATCTAATTGATACTTTATCCCACTGTTTATTTACTGATTTCCAGCTGTTTCTAAATTTCATATCTACTTATTTATATGGTAAATACTTAGTAGCCCCACCTTGCTTAACAGCTCTTAAAACTTGCTTACGTTGTTTTCCAGTAGATTCATATGATACATGTACCCAGTCAGGGTTAGCTTCTGTACCAAATTCCCAAATCATTTGATCAAAATTTACATGTTGCTTAATGAAATCAAAAACTTGCTTATTAGTAATTGATGTTCCATCCATGTCAATATCAATTGCTTCACCTGTACAATGTTGGCTGGACAAACTCCCCCCTACCGCAGTATTCAAGGCTTTGCTTCTGTACCCAGAGCTCAAATGAATAGGAACTCCAAAGTGTTCTCTAATTGGTTGGAATACATTCTCAGCTAACTTCTTAAAGTTCTCAATGTGTTCTGGAGTTGGCATATTGCTAATTCCTTTTCTTTTAGCTGTTTCACTTCTTGTTACTTCTGCTAGTGCTAAATTCTTACTTAATTGCATCTTATTTATTTTTATTGTTAATCTACTACTTCTTCTGAAGTTTCTTCTTTGTTTTCAGCTTTTTTCTTTAATGACATAATTCTTCCGGCAGTTGTGATACCAAATGCTCCTAATGTAAGAATCATAAATCCATCAAAGATAAACTCCTTGATAATCAATTCTTTACTTAACATTCCTGTTACTACATCTACCAATAATACAAAGACCATAGCAAAGAAAGAGATAACTCCTACAAATGCTTGTTCATTAATATTGTTATTGTCACTAATTAATTCTCTAAAAAACTTTTTCATTGTTTATAATTTAATAAGGGAGCTAATGTTACTTTAGGTCTCTTAGGTTTAATAATATCTGTATACCAATACTTATGTGGTTCTTCCTGGTCTTCTTCTGTATTTACAGGCTCATCATATCTATAAAAAAATATGTCTCCTGTATGATCATCTTTTCTAACATAATGCTGACTTAAATCTACAGAATACACTAAAGTATCTTTCCATGAATAATATAACCATGTGTTATTTATTGCAGCATTTAGTAACCAATGCTCTAATAAATCTAATCTTTTTGCTAATTCTAAGTTATAGGTAAATGTTTCTATAAGTTCTGTCTTCTGAATTAGTAATGTATCTTTAATAGCAAGTAAACTATCTTTATCAGCTACCTCAATTTTAAAGGCTGCTATCTTAGCTTTCTGGCTTTCAAATATGTCATTGATATTCTTTGCTTGTGCTTTTGTAAGAATAACAACTGAGTCACCTTTAATTACCGTCTGAAGCGGGTAGTTTGATTGGCTGAAAATCAAACTGCTCACCAGTAGACTGCTTAATATTAATAGCTTTTTCATCTGATAATTCTTTTTTAATATCTTTTACAACTGCATTAGTGCTATCTAAACTTCCAATAACCTCTGAAACCATAGACTCTAAATTAGCTTTATCTTCCACAAGTGCTTCATTCTTAGCTTTTAATGAATTAACACTTTTTTTTAAACTTCCATTTTGTTTTGTAAGTGTCTGATTTGCAGTAGTAAGTACTTCATTCTTTTCAACTACTACAACATGACCATGACCAGTTGAAAATACTTGAAAACAAATAAGTGCTATGAATCCAATAGCAGAACCTAATATGATTCTCTTATTCTTTTTCATTTTCTTTTACCAAACAAAGTCAAAACTGTTTCCTTTAAACTCTTAGAATGCTCTGTACTTTCTTCTAACTTTTTTTCTAAGTCTTCTCTGTACTCACCTTCTAACTCTTCAACTCTTGATCTATAATCATCCTCACTCTTCATAAGTCTATTAAGAAAAATCCAGCACAAATAACCTAATCCTAAGACTGCAAAGCCTAGGATACCGTATTGAGTTAAACTTTCAAATATTCCAAATGACATGACTATTTACTTTTAGTTGTTCTTGTTTTCTTTTTAGCTGTTTTAATTAACTCTTCTTTAAGTCTATCTTTCTCAGCAAGATGTCTTTTAATAAAGATCCATGCAACATATCCTAAAGCTAATACAGCTAATCCAGCAGGTCCGTAGTTTCCTAGTTGACCAAATACTCCAAAGTCTGGAGTTCCGTTTGCTACTGATGTTGTATCCATATTAATTATGTAATTTTAACATTAATTCTTTTACTGCAGTAGATAAATCACTTACATTTCTTGCAAGCATTTTAAGTTCTAATTGGGTTTGTTCTTGAATAGCTTGGTATTTTAATCTTGCTTCTTGTTCTACAAGTTCTACCTTACCTTTTAATTTACCCATATCTTCTACTGTTTTTCTAACATCAGTATGGACCATTCTTAAAAAATAGCCTATTACAGCTAATGCAGTAATCAGACCTGCTTGAATCAATTCTCCGTATGTCATGGCTTTAATATTAATGCACCAGCTAATATCCCATTAAGGATAAAAGACCAGTTCCGTTGTCTTTTTATTTTTTTTATGTCTAGTGTTAAGGATGATATGATAGTGTCCTTAGAATTGATTATATAGCGTTGTGCAGTGATTATAGTGTCTTGACTTGATATGATTAAGTCTTTTTCTTTATCTCTACGGTATAGAGTGTGAATCATTGTATCCTGGATCTGTACAATGTTGAAAGTATCTCTTGCATTTTTAACAGCATCTAACTGTGACTGTAAATCAAAAAGACCATTATTAAGTTCTGAAATAATAAGTTTACTGTTGTCAATAACTTTACCTTTCTCTTTAATAATAGTCTCCTTACCTTCTATTCTTTTCTCAATTGTTTTTTGAGTAGACACGGGGTATACTTGTTTTGGATCTCTCATTAATAAGACAAAACACATTACCCCTGAACAAAGGGTTAAAATTATAGATAAGTTCTCTTTTTTAAACATAGACACCATATCTATAATATACAAAAAAATTATATAATAGGGGCCTTATATTAGTAAAAAGATTATCTTTTCTTGTTGATCTTTAAATATTTATACCAAACTCTTTCATGAAAAAAGTATACAATTGGTTTAATCATTAACTCACCTACTCCAAGTAAAGAAGATACTTCAAGTGACATACCTAAAGAATAAGCTGAGATAACTGTAATAAGAGTACCTAAGATTCTATAAGAAAATGTTTTTAATATATGCCTTATCATAACTGACTCTTCTTTAACAGTTATTATGTAAGCTATATTATTTTTAATATTAAGATATCCTTCACAACTAACATGCCACTTATAAACTTGAATTTCTTCTATCCAATCTTTTGATGTGTATGTATGACCATCTACTATAACATTAGATACTAAAGTTTCTCTACCATCAGTAATTAATCTCCACTGATCTTCTTCAGAAGTAGATGCTGTATTAAATCTAATTTGAAATTGTTGAGATTTTACATTCATAATTTCCCTTCTTTATACATTTGTTCTCTAACTTTTGTTGCTGATATCTCTCCTATTTGTACGGGAGGTACATGCTCAATGATATCATAACCAACTCCTCTACCAAACTCAATTGAGCATATGTCAGGGATGATGCTAACTTTAACCACACCTTGATTGCAAAGTTCTTTATATTCATTACTAATATTGTTTAATACTTCTTCTGCTGTCCAAGGATTTTTTGTATCTGGTGCAATGTCTCTTATTGCTATCCAAACTTTTTTTCCATTATCTAAAGCTTGATTAAATAAAGCTTTATGACCATCATGTAGTGGTTGCCATCTGCCTACAAATAAAGCATATTGTTCTGGCTTTGCTGGTAGAGATGAGCCTACATGTACTATTTTTTCCCACTTGTTTTCCATACTACGTCTGTTATATAATTAATGCATGCATCAACTGAATTAGTGTCTGTGTTTAATATATGTACTCCTTCAGATGCAACAGGAGTTTCAAAATCTTTTACATGATAGTTTTCTCTTCCTCTAGGTTCTTGATATGTAAGATAAAAGAAATGAGTTTCTGGATATAAATTTTTTATATAACTTCTTACTTCTTCATAAGGAAATACCATAGAATAAATTACATTTGACTTAAGTAAAGTCTCATGCATGTAATAACCTATATCACAAGCTTTAGTAAGATTTTTAATTCTGCCTTCTTTAGAGTAATCACTATTCTTAAATACTTCTCTAAATTTATCCCCATCTATTATTTCTGAATCAGAAAGTTTTTTAGCTAACTCTAAAGCTAATGTACTTTTACCAGAATGAGGTTGTCCAAATAATACTACTATCATTGTTTGTAATTAAAGGCTTGATTAAACCATTGATAATTATTCCATATCCAATCTACTACATCTTTACCTAAGATATCTTTAGCATTAGAAGGAACTACATCTAATTTTTTTCTAATAACATGATCTCCAAATGCACCATATACCGCGTCATCTTCTTGAGTAACTTGTTCTATGTTATCAAAGTCATGTTCATATTCCGGAATACCTAAGTAGTTATAAATACCTTTCATAACTTGTTCTGGGTATAAACATAAATCTTCAAACTTAACAAAGTGTATCTTCTTATCAATACCCATTCTAAAGATCTCTGAGAGTCTTTCTAAAGCCATTCCTACAGGAACACCTTGTGCCCAAATATCTACTCTCTTAGGGACTGATGTACCTTGCATTTTAGACCAATCTAAAATAGGATCTTGTTGCTCAGGATTTTTTCTATAGTTTTTTTCCATAGATGTAAAAACATCTTTAAGATCTCTAACCATACAAATAATCTTAGGCTCTGGATATATTGAATTTAAAAAGTCATGGTGGATACCCCAACCTCTTGATTTATCAACTACATATTTTTTATCAGTAATACCTTCATAGAATCCTATCATACCTTTTTGACAAAACTCTAAGAAACCTTTTTTCATTAGTTCAGAATCTTGTGCTTTAAATTCAGGTGAATTAGTATAGTTTGCTCTAGCAGCAAATACAAGTTCTAATACTCCTGATGTAGGGGTAGCATATATATCTGTATTCTGTGCTAAAATATTTTGCAATAAAGTGCTACCAGACCTAGGCATGGAAGACTGAAAGAATAATTTTTCCATAGTTACTTGCTTAAAGATTCTATAATAGATTCTACATTAAAGATTTCATCTTCACTATTATATGGAAATTCAATAAGATCTCCAGCAATATTGAATTTAGATAAATAAGCATTTTTTAATTCAGGCTTATTTGTAAATTGATTTGCTACAATGTTAGTATGTAAATCATAACCAAATACTTCTGGTTTATTTGTTACCCAACAAACTGTTGATGGTAAACTTAAAGCACTTGCCGCATGTTGTGCAAAACTATCTATTAGTAATCTTTTATTACTTAAAGTTAATAATACACAAAGTCCTCTAAATGATTCAGATACAGGAATAGTATCTGTATAACCTATTTGATCTTCTCTTTTAATATGCACAATATTATAATCATTTTTAAAATGATTAATAATTTTAACTATTGCTGCAGAAGGAATATCTCTAGCCCAAGAATATTTATGTTCTGTTTGAGCTCCACCATTTGTCTGTAACAACAAAACTGGTCTATCACTTGCAAATTTGTTTTGAAAATATTGTAATTCTCTTGTAGTAAGATTAATTACTGGTTGTTCTCCATTATATGGAATATCAAACATTTCACACCAAGTCTTAATTAAGTGTTCATTTTGTTTAATATGATTAGTATGCAAATAAGGATCATTAGCAAATATCAAAAAGTTTTTACCATTAATATACTCATCATAAAAATAAGATAGTCCTTGAAATGTAAAAGATCTATAGACATCTTTATTGTTCAAAAATACATCAGGATAACCCGATACTACTAATAAGTTTGCTTCAGGAAATTTTTTCTTAATTGCTGAGCAAACAGCGGTGGCCATGATACATTTGCCCATGCCACCGCTAATTTGAAATACTATATTCATTGGTTTCTGTTTTAATAACAGATACAAATATAATATATTTTTTTATTCTGCAACTACTTCTGGTGCAGTTGAAATTGTATATGCTTCTAATTCAGCAACTAAAGCATCAATCAATGTAATGTCTAAATCTTTAAACTCAACTCTGAATCCTTTATCTTCTTTTGTTTTAGGCAAAAAACTTGCGTTCATATCATTGAATAAGTTAATTGCATGAAAATCAGTTGATGATACTACATCAGTTGGTTTTAATGAATATACATTTTGAATAACTGCATTTAATGTTGTTAAAGCTGTTGAAGGAACTTGTTTGTTTAAATCTTTTCCGATTAATTGAGTTGTTCCAAACCCAAAAATATGGATTGTACCCCATGTTTTTTCTACTGTTGCCATTTTTTATTATTTAATTATTTATACTATTGTTAAAATTCCCGCATTACTATAAACTGCACCGATTGGTAAACCCGCTGATGAAGTTGGTATATTCATTATTGAAAGGTTATTTACAAATGTTGTGTTTTCTCTATCAGATGTTATATTTGCACCTACAATATAAGAGCATTTAGTACAAGCTAGATTATTTTCACCACCTAAAATTCCCGAATAAGTATTATCAGCTGTGTTTCCTCTTCCTCCTCCAATTGTTGAATAACATCCACTTGCTGTGTTGCAATAACCACCACTTATTGTTGAGCGATTTTCACTTGCTGTGTTACTTTTACCACCTCCAATTGTTGATATATAACCACATGCTGTATTACATCTACCACCACCTACTGTTGAATAATATCCACTTGCTGTGTTACCATATCCACCACTAATTGTTGAATAATAAAGTCCACTAGCATTATTACCATAACCGCCACTAACTGTTGAACTCTCACCACTTGCTGTGTTCATATATCCACCACCAATAAATGACTTACCGCCACTTGCCGTGTTGACAAATCCACCACCAACTGTTGAATAGCAACCACTTGCCGTATTATTTTGTCCACCACCAATAAATGAACAATTTCCACTTACTGTGTTTTGTCTTCCACCGACAATAGAAGCACTACCACCGCTAACAATATTAACATAACCACCACTTATTGTTGAACAAAATGTATATGAACTAATTGTATTACAATAACCACCACTTATTGTTGATAAATATCCACTATTTGAATTATATTTACCTCCAACAACTGCTGAAAAATCACAACTAGCTGTATTAGAATTGCCTCCACCGACAACAGAATCACGACCACTAGCTGTGTTTGATTGTCCACCACTTACAGTTGACCTATCGGCACTAGCTGTATTATGTATACCTCCACTAACGGTTGAAGCATAACTACTTGCAGTATTTGAATAACCACCACTTATTGTAGAATAAACTCTATCTGCTGTGTTATTGTGACCTCCACTAATGGTTGAATATGCTGTATAGTTGATTGTATTATTTAGTCCTCCACTAATAGTATTGTTTTTATGAGTACTATCACTTGCATTAATTTGATTACATATTCCTCCACCTATTGTTGAAGCATAACTACTAATTGTATTATGATAACCTCCACTTAATGTAGAAGCAAAGCTATTTGTATTATTACAGTAACCTCCACTTATTGTAGATTTATATCCACTTGCCGTATTAAACCCACCGCCACTAATTGTTGCTTTATAGCCACTAGCTGTGTTTCCTTGACCACCTCCAACAGATGACATAGTACCACTTGATGTGTTTGTAGAACCACCTCCAACAGATGAACAACTACCACTTGCTGTGTTTGATAAACCACCACTTATTGTTGAACCACAACCACTAACTGTATTACAATAACCACCACTAATGGTTGAATAATAGTTGCTAGCTGTATTACAATAACCACCACTTATTGTTGAATAATAGCCACTAGCTGTATTTGTTTTACCTAATGCAGTAGAATATTCACCACTAGCACAATTTGAATTGCCAATACGTCTTGATGAACCCGTTCCGCTATCTAAGTCTATAATACTAGTAGTACCTCCACCACCTCCGGATATTTGTATAAGTGTACTCATGTTTTAAGATATATAAGTTATTACAAATGTTGTTCCTGTAGCATTATAGTTAATGCTGTTTAAAGTATTGTTTAAAGCTCCCGCATCAAAGTTTACAGTTACTCCTGGCTTAATAATACTGCCAGAAATTGTACCGTCAGCAGCACCTACATTAGCTATTGAAAAACTAAATGCTCCAGATAAAGTAGTACCTGTTGAAGTACTTAATTCATAATGCGGAACTTTAACTTGTGGAGCTAAGTATGATCCAGATCCAGATAATGCTGCTAAGATCTTATCTAATCCTAATAACATTTTGTATTGCCACGGAAAGTTATTTCCTTTATTTCCGTAATCTTTAGTATTTCCTATTGACATAATTATTTGTTTTATTATTTTTTATTTAAACTGAAGCAATATAGGTACCATTAACATATGCTTTACTAATTGTAGTTAATACAACAGGAGTTCCTTGTATCCATAAACCTTCTCTAATTGGTGAGTTAGCTCCTCCTGATTGTTTTAAATAATGTAAATCTAATACAGTAGTTATACCTGCAGTATCTGCATTAAGTATTGTATGACCTGTACCTGTATCAGGATCTATATTCGGATCTGCCCAAATCCAACCATTAAAATGATTATAACCTATACCAGGTGCAAATGGTAATGCTACTTTATATTGACCTGTACCAAAATTAGTAACAGTTGTAAAATCAATCTCTATTACAAAACTAACTAGTAATCCTGATTTAACATAATAAGAATTATAGGTTGGATAGGTTATTCCACTACCTGTAAAGGTCATACCAGTTGCTTGAAATGTTGGAGAATATCTAACCCAAGTTTCTAATCCTGAAGTTCCACTAATACCTTGTATTCCTTGAATACCTTGAACTCCTTGAATCCCCTGTACACCTTGATTTCCTTGTACACCTTGGGGACCTTGATCACCTTGAGGTCCTTTAATATCTCCAGCATCAAACCAAACTGTTCCATTCCAAGTCATTAAAGATCCATCAGATAATAAAATCCAAGCATCACCTATATTGGCACCAGGAAGACTTCCCGCACCTGCATTAAATGCAGCAAGATCAGCATAGGATCCTAGTATAGTAACTGAATTACCTGCTGTACCTTGAGGTCCTTGATTTCCTTGTATTCCCTGAATTCCTTGTGAACCCTGAATACCCTGAATACCTTGCGGTCCTTGTGGTCCTACTTGTCCAGGTCCTAACTGAGTAATAAAATCTGCTACAGATATAGCACCAGCTAAATAACCGTCATCTCTCCTATTGTCTTTTAATCCAACAGGCAGTAAAGTTTGATTAGGGTCAACAGTAGTTACTACTCTTTTACCTTTAATCCAGCTTATGAAGTTTAGTATATCCATAATAAGTTATCTATATACTTAATATACAAAAAATTATCTTATAAACCAAAAAACCTTAGATGTTTAAATCTAAGGTCTTCAGGTTATTGTTTAATTTTATTAACTCAGTTTTAAAAAGTTATCATAAATTTCTTTATTTTTATCAGATAGTGTAGTGTAATCAAGAGTTACTACATCTTCATTAATAACTTCTGATGTCATTCTACTCATGTCAACATCATCTGTATTATTAATTATAGTTGTAGTATTTGCTGCAAAAATATTTACAAAATCTGCATATGTTTTTTGATCTTCTATAGATAATGCATCTTTAGTAACTGTATAGCCAACTAATTGATTATCAACTGTTTTAGTAACTAATACTAATTCAATTGTGATATCTGATTGACCTGCTGAAATAAATGTATTCATAATTATATGTATTGTGGCACTCTTAAGTTTGCCTCTTGAGTAAATCCTGTTGCTGTATATAAACTTGTAATAGAGTTATTAGGTCTAGTTGCTTGTACGTTAATCATACCTGCACTGGATCCTGCTACACCTGACATAAAAAAGTCTGATGCTAAAGCATTTTGTGAAACTACATTGTTAGCATAAACCCTAGAAGAAGCTAAAGTTAAATTAATTGTATTAAATCCTCCAATAGTACTTGCATTATAAATAGTAGAGTTATTTAAAAATAAATTTGCATTACCAACACTTATAATTGCATTAACATCTGCTTCATTATTTCTTATAATAGTTGAATCTTTAATATGTGTATTTCCACCATTAACAGAAGCTACAATGGAAATTGTACTAATGTTACCTTGTACTAATTGTTTACAACCTACATTTAATAAAGCTCTTTGATTAAGAGCGTAAATATTACCATTCATCCTAATTGTATAGGCAGCACCTGACCAATCAGAAATACATCCACTATTAGATCCTAAAAAATAATCACTTACTTCATTATATAAATTACCCGTAATAGTAATTATAGAAGTAGCTGCTGCAGCATAAACTACTAAACATTGTTTATAAGATGCATTATTACCATATAATCCTCCATCTTCTATAACTATTGCTGGACACGTAATATTTAAATTTCCTGTATATCCACCAATTGCTCCTTGACCTCTTACATCAATTACACTATAAGGGGCTTTAATAAACTCCTTAACTGTTAAATTAACATCTACCTTTCCTCTAACTCTACAACCATTTGCATTATTTGCAACTGTCTTTAAACTATTACAAATAATATTTATCTTAGGTGAATATGAAATTTCACCATTAGTAATTTGAAAAAATCCGTTAACTGTAGCATTATCTGTTTTATCAAACTCTAAAGTTAATTTACAACCTCTACTTAAAGTAATACTGGCTGAACCTACAAACTGAGCATACCCAAATAAACCAGATTCAGCTTGAGGATCTAAACTACTATCGCTTGCACCAGAAGTATAAAATTGTACTCCATTTTCCGCATAGTAATAAATTCTATTTCTAAATACAATACCTTCATTATACTGACCTGCTCTCAAATAAATAATAATTGGAATACTAACTCCTAATGCAACAGCAGCAGCAGTAGCAGCAGCAATAGTTTTATAAGGTTTAGCAAATGAAAATAATTGTGCAGTACTGTCATTACCATATACTAAATCAACATATAGGGTATACGATGTTTTTATATCTGTAATTCCAGGTACTGGAGTCGGAACTTGTGCTAAAATAGAATCAGCAAAATCACGGTATGTGTTTAATGCTGGTCTATAATTACCATCATAGTTTGGATTTCTTACTCCTAATGTAATTAGATCAGTGTCTTGTGGTACATCCACAATAGCTTTTAATTTAATTAGATCAGGATAATTTGTTAGATTATTTAACATACTTTCTAAATTTAAAATCTGATTTGTTTATGTTCTCCATTAACTCTACAGTTTAAAATACCATTACTTCCAGATACATTCATATTGATAAATGCATATAGATCTCCTTCTTTTAATACTGGCTTATGAGCATTGTATAAAGCAACTAATTCAGTTACGTCTTCAACATTAACAAATGAGTTATCTCTAACTGAAGCAATCAACTCAGTTTTTTCTACTGAATCTTCTCCCTCAATAACTGATAATTGTTCTTCTGTTAATTTAAGTGCTTGGTTTTCTTTCCAAACTCCTTCTTCTTGTGATGTGTAATTTTTCATAATTATAATGTTATTAATGCGTCTGCATAATTAATACAAGCTACTACTTTTCCTGTTCCTGATACAGAAAAGTTTCCATCTATTGCAGATGTGCCATAAAGTTTTGAATAATATAAAGTTCCAATTACATTTGTTCCAAAAGACCCTAATTGAGCAACGCAGTTAAACCCTGTTCCTGAAAAAACAGGTGTTCCAGATCCAAATTTATTAGCAAATGAATATGCTTGTGCTGTACAATTTTTAAATACTCCAGTAGATTGATAAAAACCAAATGAATTATCTCTTGCTTTACAATCAGTAAACGTACCACCAGCCTCTCCTAAACCAAATATTGGATTTGATCCAAAACAATTATCTACTCCAGTGCATCCAATAAATGTACCTATTGCTCTTGGATCACCAAAACCTAAATAACTTATACCAATTGGTCCTGATACTGATCCTCCTGCAAATGAAAAGTTACCTCCAATACAATTAATGAAATTACCAAATACATCACCACCAAATCCAAATGAATAATCACCTCCAACACAAGTATCAAATGTTTGCATATTAGATGAATAATCTATATTAAATCCGGTTTGGATACCACCTATATATCCAGCAAGTAATGTGTTTAATCCTTTTAAATATGTAGCTGGTGAACTAACAGATATTCCACTTAAGTAAACATCTGCATCTCCACTTAAAGATTTAATATCAATATTTTCTGCATCTACAACAAATTGATTATATTGTGTATCAAAAAAGTAAAATCCCGGAGCAACAAAAATAGTAAATCTATTTGCAGAATTTAAAGGCTCTCCATAAGGAGTAGCTAACTTAGCTGCATCATATGCTGCTTGAAGTTCCAATCCATTTTCTTCTGGAGTAGCTTTATCACCTTTTACAACAATAAAAGAAGTTCCTTCAAGTCCTCCAGGTACTAAAGCTAAAAAATCTGTAACTGTAATAGCTCCTGCTAAGTACCCGTCATCTCTTCTTCCGTCTTTAAGACCTACTGGTAAAAGAGTTTTAGATGGATCAACAGTAGTAACTTGTCTACCTCCTTTGATCCAACTAATAAAATTTAAAATATCCATGATTTTATTTGTTTATTATTTGTTATGAGTAGACTCTTATTTCTATTGATACATTTTCAAAATTATCTTGTTGTACAAATGAAGTATCAAAATTTCTAACAATTATAGCATTATTTTGAAGAACCCCCATAGCTGTATTATTATTTGCGTACAAGGGAACATTATTATTTTTACCACTTCCAATAAATACAAATGTTTTACCAACAATAAAAGGACCATTACTTGGAAAAGATGATAATGATAATTTATATTGTCCAGTAGATAAATATCCCCAAGATAAATTTGCATCAATAGTATTCTCTAATACTGTTACTACTGGAGCTCCTGTATTGAATAGTAAAGCACTGCCTCCATAACTTATAGGTGTGTCATTATTTATTGCAACAAAATAAGTACCTGGGTCATTGTTTGGTGCACCAACATTTAAGAAGTTTCCACCAGGATTTTGAATTTGATAAGTTACTCCTTTTGTTAATGGTCCAGAACTAATTCCAATTGTATTACCAAAACCACTCTGTGTTAATAAAGCTGTATACACTTTATATGCAGGTACTGGCGCAAGTTGTGCCGCTAAGTCTGCTACTGTAATAGCACCAGCTAAATAACCATCATCTCTTCGGTTATCTTTTAACCCAACAGGTAATAATGTTTGTGTAGGATCAACTGAAGTAACAACTCTGCCACCCTTTATCCAAGAAATAAAATTTAAAATATCCATGATTAATTTTATATATATATATATCTATATTATAATATACAAAAAAAATTTCATAAAAAAAAGTCATTCTATTAAAATGACTCTTTTTAGTATAAGACTCTTGTAACGGGTCCACCCCCATTAGGAGCATCTCTAAAGATATTCCCCCATTAGGCGCATCCCGTAGGATATGCCCTCTTTAGGTGCACCCGGTACAAAAGTATTACATTGTACTTGTAATTTTATTTACATAACTTGTAGTAAAGGTAAGTCTAGTTAATGCTGAATTATTATCAGTATTAAACTTTAATGCTACATTTTCACTCATTGGACCAATTAAAAATGGTGCATCTGGTGTAGCATTTGGGTTATCAATAACTATTGCAAATCTAAATATAGTTTTCATTTTAGATGCTTTTACATCTCTATTTGATGTAGGGTACATAAAAGATTTACCAGCTTGAAACATTTTAACATAAAAACCATTAATATTTCCATTATCAGCTCCAACTGCAGTAGTAGGAACTGGAAAATCTGTTGCAGTTGTTTGTCTAGCAGTATTAGCATTTTGATCACAATACATTACCCATTGATATGGATTTAAATCAGCAAGATTAAAATACTTATAAGGCAATGTTGTAGGTAATAAAAATTCTGTATTGCGAATTAATGGATCTGGTGCAGAGTAAATAAATTCAATAATTTTTTGACTTCCTGTCCACCATCTTCCACCAGGTTGAACTCCTGCTGTATTTGTAGGATGTACAAATCCTGAAGGTTTACGTGTTGTTATAAAATTTTTACGGATTGTTCTTTTTTTTCTAACTCTATATAAAAAGATTCTAGGATTAAGTTTTTTCCATGCATCTGATTGATAAAAATCAAGAGAGAAAGTTACATCTCCATTAACTGCTCTAGCAATTAATTTAGGGATCTCAATACCTATTCCTAGTTCATTAGAAAAGTCTGTAACAGAAATACCACCGGTTAAGTACTTATCATCTCTTCTATTATCTCTTACTCCTACTGGTATTAAAGTAGTGTCTTTATTTACATTAGTAAACTTTCTTCCACTTTTAATCCATGATATGAAATTTAATATATCCATCTTCTTATTATCTATAATACAATATACAAAAAATATTTGAAATAAAAAAATCCCCAGCCTGTAAACTGAGGATTAAATTTTTTAGCTAAATGAGGTAACAAATACTAGAATACTTTTATGCACATAAATAACCAACTGTAAAAGCAACAATAATGATTAAAGCTATAGCAACATTGCTCATAAATCTTGCTTCCGGATCTTCTTCCCACATATGTTTTTGTGGATTGTAGACAGGCTTAGTTAAACTTATTGAAGCTGCCCAAAGAGTAATTACTAGTATCACTGCTATAAACCATCCTATTGCTTTAATAATTATCATAGTGAGTCAATTCTTTTTTGTAAATATACTAAAGCTTTTTCTAAATCTTCTTTTTCTTTAGATTTATTTTTCTTTCCTGCTCTAGCTACATACTTAATTACATTACCAAGATAGAAGTCTTTATCTAAACCCCACGCTTCCAGTACGTTAAACACTTCATATACATTACCAGCTCCACCATAATGATTAGGTCTTGTAGGATTTTCTGCAATACCTTTTCTTTCATTGTACTGGTTACATACCAAATCATGTTCTGCTGAACTTGTCATTACATAACGGAAGTCTTCATGATTAGTATCCATGATTACCAAATTATTACAACATCCATTTCACTAAGTACAAACTTCATTGTACCACCAACTTCTAGTCTTTCAACTGTTTCTAAGTTCAATGCAGATGTACGGACATACACTTTATCTCCAACTTTTACATCTTCAACTTTGTCTCCTACTGCATACACATTCAACTTGTTCCACAACTTAATTGTTTCTTGCATAATGTGTTCTTCATCTTTTTCAGATAACTGGATAGATGATTCTTTTCTTACTGGTACATCAACTAAGATTGTACGGCCTCTTAATACTTTAAACTCTGACATAATTTAATTTTTAAATGTTACTACTTTTACTGCTGCCATTTGTGCACTTACTAGTTCTCCTACTGCATGGTCAAATAACAAGCTCTTAATCGGAGATTTTCCGTTTTCTTCATATGATTCTAACATGATATTAGCAACTTCAGCCATCAGGCTTTTTACTTTAGCTACCTTGTCATCATTAGAAGGATTGAATTCAATACCTACTAATAACTCACCAAAAGATAAAATCTTTGTTTCTTTAAAGCCTACTGTTTCTTCTGCAGCTTCATTTACATTTGTGTTCTCTTCCATTATACAACTGTTTCATATGTTAATTTAAATATATCTTCCCGGCAAGGATAAAACTCACCCTTAATACCTCTGATAATATAATCTCCTACTGTAGCTGTCATATCTCCTTCTAGAGTTACAACAACTAAATTGTTTACCTCACCTTTGCTAAAGCATCTTTCACAAAAACCTAACATCTCAGTTAAGTTGTCACCTGTCCATTGTTTTGCTTGAATGACTACAGGTTTTTTTCTATAGAACTTTGGCATAAACTTAGGCATCATATTGAGCTTCTTTCTTCTCAATGTTTTTAAACATTTGATCTTTTAACATATCAAACTTAATTTGCTCTAGAATTCCAATCAAAGTGATTGCATTCATTTCACCTTTCTCTAAGGCTACTTCAATTTCTACTCCTTGATCCTTATGGATATGGATAGCTAGAATTGTTGTTTTTTCTGACATACTTATTTGGTTTTTAGTTTGAGGTACAGATAGGATTCGAACCTATGGCTTTACAGTTTTGCAGACTGTTGCTTTTGACCACTCAGCCACTGTACCTTATTTTATACAAATATAAACTTTTTTTATTTACAAACAAAAATCCCTAGAATATTTTCTAAGGATCTTTCTTACCTAACCGTAGCAAAAATTTTCATCAATACAAATATATAAATTATTTATGATATAAAAAACCCAGGTAGTAATTCTTGATCAGAGAAACTTTCCTGGGTGTGTTAATGGTTATACATTTCTGCTTTCCCATTAACGGAGAGACCAAGCAGCAGATCTTACGGGATGCATGCATGGTACTGAGCCTATGTAATGAAATACACAGGGGGGTAAAAGACCTACCCTGGTACGCTCGGCTGGGTGACACCCCAACCCAGAAGCGTGGTAGGTACTATTATCTTATACCTGATATACTACAAAACTAATAATTTTTACTGTACGATATCTAATACGGGTATAAAAACAGAGGCTCCCACCTGCCTTACTCTCTGTTATGAACTTATCTCTCCAGTAGTTCTCCCGGTGCCACAATGCTTAACCATTTGCACTCCCTCTAATAATGTTAAGTTATTGTATGAGCCAGTCTTATTTCTTCAGGGAGAACTTGAAATGGACATCCTAACGGTTATATTCCACAGCTTTTTGTCTCCCGTCTTATACCACAAATATATATTATAATATGCATAACACCAAATATAACTTACAAATGCATGCTATACTTTACATATTATACCAAATATACTTTACATAATAGTACTACATTGTAAATTTTATTTAAGGTTATACCCTTAAGGTAGATCCCTTAGTTTCAGGTTATACCCTTAAATTATTCATTATCATAGAACATTCTTTCTGAATCTTCTGTACTCCATTTCTCAAATCCTTCACAATTATAGTAGTCTTTGTTAACTAAGTAGTCTGGTTTTTCAGGAAATGGTTTAGTTACAAAGCTAGGTTCAGACCACTTAATTCTGTTGTTAGGTTGTAATGCTATTTGACCGTTGTCAAGTAATATAATGTGGTGACTCTTATGTTCTAATGGATCTTCTGCTAAAGATAGATCTGTGTTGTGATCATTAGACCCCCAGTTGATAGTAGCATAATAACTACCCGGGTAGAACTTGTGATCTTTCATATAGACTTCTACCCTAGTGTCGTACAAATATGACAAGTGTAGTAGAGTAAAGTTATAAGAGAAGCAATTCCATATCTGAAGATAATGAAACGGTAGATCTACTTCCGGTATTTTGTTCTCATGAAGTAGAGCATGGCTTGGTAACTTATCTCTAAGTACTCCATTATCTAACAGTACTTGAAATAGTGCTGCTTGTCCCGGCATACATCTTACTGATATAATTACCCCCGGTGTTAATTCTCCGTGTCCTTTCTTATGTTGGTACATGTACTCATTTCTAACAAAGACTTTGAGTGGAAAAAAGTTATGTTCTATATGTGCCATATTATTTAATTTTTCCTAGTTGTCTAAATACTATTGATATTCTTTTGTGTTCTAGTTTTTCTATGCTGTGTTTCCAATGTGTTCTGTATACACCTTTAAGCTGTATAATAGATCTTGCTGGTAAAGTTATAACTTCTCTTTTTGTTCCATATGTCAAAATAAGTTTTGCATCTGATAACAAACTAAGCACAGTTATTACAGGTCCAGCAGCTATGGTATCTATATGAGGAACCATTTTATTTCCTGGATAATAAGTATTCACAGTAACATCTTCTGGTAAAGCATCTAGTATCTTTTTATCTATCAACCTATAACATAGATCTAGTAGATACTCAGGAATAGGATCTAACTTCTCATTACTATAAATAGAATTACCATATCTTACTAGAGTTCTATCATTAGATAACTTACTATCTTTTTCAGCTTGTGCCAGAGACTCTAACAGTAAGAGTTCTTCTTCTATAGATATAACATTAAGTTCTGGTGTTACTATCATACTAAATAATTATGTCACAAATATAGTATAAGTTTGTGACAAATATAGCATAAATTTGTTACAGATTATCCCCGGTCTATTATCTAAGTTTATGTGCCCCAGGGGTATGGCTAGATGGGGAATTACGGGATATGGGATTATAGTATGTTAGGGATTGTGAAGGGTAAATAGAACTATAGTATATGAGGGCTAGAGGTGGGTCCCTATAGAACACACCCCACCCCCAACCCAGGGACTGGGTACCCCCCATTGTTTTACAGAGAGGATTTGCATACCAGAATATGTTTGGTGTTTTATTTACCAGGAGAAGTTTGTCAGCCTACGGCAGCTTTCTATCTACAGCTTCATACTAATATTGATATTAATTAAACTATAGTGATATGATTGTACAGAATATGATTGAAGAAATTGAAGGTATTATGATACTTCTCAAAGCAAAGGTAGACCATAAGGTGCTTGTTGCCTTAAAGGACCTAGATCCTAAAGACATTAAGGATTACCGCAATAGCCTAGCACTAGAATGGCAGGTTAAGCACAAGAACAAGATGATACTATTAGAGGATTAACATCCTCTTTTATTATCCATTATAGCCTACGGCAAATACAGCATTATACTATTATTAAATTTTAAACTATATAATATGAAAACAATTATTTTTATTTGGTACTTAGTATCAGGAACTATTGTACCACAAGACAAAGTAGAAGGTAGACAGACTTATGCTCTATTCTTTGAGGATGGGAAGGTAGTAGACTTTGCCTTTAAAGCAGAGATATTAGAGTACATTGAAACAGGTACATTTGAGTACAATGAAGACAAAGAGGATTAAGTTCCTCTTTTTTTACCATATCCGCCTTCGGCATCTTGTCTTATACAGCTTTATACTGTTTTGGATATTTATATTTATTAATCCATTAAAACAAATTATTATGGAAACTCAAAAAACATCTTGCGTATTAAAAACTGTAGGTAATGCAGTAAAGGAAAACACTAACGGTACTAAGTTCCGTACTTGCACTGTTGACATTAACGGTACAGTTTGGTTTGCTAAAGTTTGGGAGAAAAGTGTACAGAACGGTTTGACTGTTGGTGCTACTTACCAAGCTGAGTTACAAGCAGACGGAGATACTGTTTGGATCACATTGTTGAACGGTACAGATGCTAAGATTGCTACAGTAGCAGATTTTGCACACTTGTTCAGCAACATTACTGTTTAAGGTTAACACACACTCTACGGAGTGTGTTGTTTTTTTTGATAGCCTGCGGCATCCTCATACAACTTTATACTATTATTGTTCTCAAGAATACACATACTGTTGTCCATAGCAAATATTTTGTCTCCACACGGTGGAGCAACCGCACTTTTGTTCTGATAATCAGTTAGTTACAAAATGTGCTAGTTTAAAAATATGGGTGTTTAGGGTACATTTGCTGTTGTATGTAGCAAATGTTTACATATAAATAGTATATAAGGAGTATGTTTAAAGTATAATCATAGTATGTAAATAGATGCTTACAACATCTGTTTAATGCTTACTAAGACTGCATTAAGATTTACTGAAATGCAGTGTGCATAAGGGTTACAGGATGATTGAGTGTAAAACTATCCTCATATCTATGCCATTAGCCTCAGTAACAGATTTAGTCCACATGCTTATATACTTATTTATATATAGCTAATCAACACTATATACACTACTATTACTATTAGTCTTATCATTAGTGTTATATCCTATAAGAGTAACATAACAACATCTTCCGGAATATATCTTTTAGCCTTAGTATGGAAATCCTACTAACATATCTAGCGGACTAAGGCTCTCTTATTAATCTTTTAAAACTATATCTTATGTATACACATCACACTATTAACAACCAAAGATTTACTGTTAGGCTATGCGGAGTAGCACAATACTTTAACTTTAAGAAAGTAGGCTCACTTGAAAAGTTCTTAAAAAAGCATGAAGCTAATATTAGAATTACTTGGGGTTTTGGACGTACAGTAAATGTTCTTCAGTTACTTAAAGAAATTGAAGAATATAAAGAAGAGTGTAATGCTCATTAATGCACCATTTCTACTTCCCAAGGGTAGACAGTTGTAAAGGTTATTACTAGAAAAAACCGTGAGGAACAAGAGAGAGATACGGGTCTCCTAACAACTGAGTGCAGAGGGATTAAAGTAGAAACAATTGTTCCCTAGTTTCTTGTCCAGTGCACATGGAAGGATTTAAAAGGACAAGCTTCAACCTGCTAAACGGTGAGAGAGGGTAACCAAGCCTCTTATTTTTTATCTTATTAATCTCTTAAAATTAAATCTTATGAACAAAAACATTTTAAACTATCTTCCAAGCAACAGTTGTGTGGAAAGTATTGTAATTAGGAAACATCCTGAACTATATAATCATTATAAACTATTAGAACTTAAAAGATCTCATAGGCCTGAAGCTAAAACTTTTTATGATAAACCACATGATCAAGGTATGTATGGT